ATTTATATGGCTTACAAGGGCAAATACACAGTAAAGAACAAAAAGAAATACGTTGGTGATCCTACCAAGGTAACATATCGGTCATTATGGGAGCGTAATGCATTCCGTTGGGCAGAGTCTAATCCACAGGTACGTGCATGGAACAGTGAAGAGGTTGTTGTACCATATAAGTGCAAGACCGATAATAAGCTGCATCGCTATTTCGTTGATATGCTTATTGAAATGACCAATGGTGAGATTATCCTTGTTGAGATTAAGCCGAAGAAACAGACACAACCTCCAAAGGCTGCACGTAAGACCAAGAAGCATCTAAATGAGGTCACTGCATATATCAAGAATACTTCCAAGTGGAATGCTGCACAGCAATATGCCAAGCATAAGGGTTGGAAGTTTCAAATCTGGACTGAAGATACTTTACGCAATTTAGGCATCAAAGTGTTGAAAGGATAGTATAAATAGTATCATGGCAAGTTTATTCGACACATTACAAGCACAAGCATTTAGATCTGGGGTATCTCCTCGTACGAAGCAGTCGCAACAATGGTTTCAGCGTAACGTCAGAAAGTTATCGGATGTAAATAGAAAGGAATTGTTGCAGGATAATGCATTAGATACAGTTGCTAGACCTAAGACGGGTGACATGATAATGTATTTTTATGACCCTAAGTATAAGGCAGAACTACCGTACTATGATAGATTCCCTCTTACGATTATGGTCGAGCCTGCAAATGGTGGATTCTATGGACTAAATCTCCATTACTTATCGCCGGCGGTACGGGCAAGATTCCTAGATGAGTTAATGAAATTAGGCCCAAAGAATATGTCAGATAGCACAAGACTAGCACGAATGAGATATAAGACGCTCAAAGGCGTGCAAAAATATAAAGAATTTAAGCCCTGTTTTAAGCATTATCTCATGGAACATGTCAAATCACGAATAGTAAGAGTGCCGATGACCGAATGGGAAATTGCAATATTTTTACCAGTTGAACAGTTTAGTAAGATTAAAGCTGAGTCAGTCTGGAGATACTCAAGGAAATCATACGCATCATGAACAGTATAGACAATTTAAAGGCTACAATATCAAAGAAAGGTGGAGTTGCAATGCAAAACCGCTTTCAAGTATTCTTTACTCCACCAACTGCAAATAGCCTTAAGTCTTTACTTAATTCAGATCCTAAAGTATTAGTAGGTGACATTGCAAAGAATGCTATATCAGGTGGAAGTATTAAAAATATGATACCTGATCCACGTGATATATCAATACTATGTGAGTCGGTCAACCTGCCTGGCAGACAGATCACTACAATTGAATACACTGCTGAAAAGCAAGCGATTAAGATACCTTATGGTGTTATTAACGAAGATGTGACTATGTCTTTTATGCTCACTAATGATTATTACATGAAGAAAATGTTTGATTCATGGCAATCAGGCGTGTTTGATGTGGAAAGATATAGAGCAGGCTATAAAAAAGATTTTACGACTGATGTAATTATACAACAATTAAATCAGGAAAATATACCGATCTATTCTGTTAAACTGGAGAATGCATTTCCAGTTACAGTAAGCTCGATAAATATGGATAATAATAGTGAAAATACTATCCAGAAACTGAATGTGACATTGAGTTACGAAAACTTTGTGACCGAAGACATAGTAGATACGATTAAATCGACTGCTGGTGTCATCGGCGCAACACTTGGCATTTAATATAATTTAATATAATAGGAGAATAATATAATGGCTTTACCGAAGTTAAATAATGCGAGATATGATATAGTAATCCCTTCGACAGGGAAAACTGTAAGTTATAGACCATATCTGGTGAAAGAAGAAAAGATATTGATGATGGCTATGGAGACGAATGATGAAAAACAAATCATGAATGCTACCAAAGACGTTATTAAATCTTGTGTACATGATGACATCAACGTAGATGATTTGGCTATGTTTGATGTAGAGACATTGTTTTTAGCACTAAGATCTAAATCAGTAGGGGAATCTATTGAGTTGAACTTTAAGTGCGATGATTGTAGTGCTACTAATGATATTAAAATTAACTTTGCTGATATTAAGACGCCAGAGGTTGTTAAAGAAAATGCAACAGTAATGTTAACTGATTCAGTAGGTGTTACTTTGAAATATCCATCATACGCAGATGTAGGATCAGCTCAAAAGAAATCTAATGAATTAGATGCAGCTTTTGATCTTATGTTATCATCGATTGATACTATATTCGATGATGATGGTGTATATCCTGCATCAGGCGAAAAGGATTCTGATTTAAAAGATTTTCTGGATTCATTAAACAACGACCAGTTATCAAAAGTGTCAGAGTTTTTTAATACTATGCCATCATTATCCTACGATATAGATTTTGATTGTGTATCATGTGGTAAAAATAATACTCAGGAGCTTAGAGGTCTTCAAAGTTTTTTTACGTAGGCCTCTCTCATGATAGCTTAGTTAATTATTATAGAACTAACTTTGCGATGATACAGCACCATAACTGGAGCTTAACAGAATTAGATCAGATGATGCCTTGGGAACGTGAAATATATGTTACCCTATTAGGCGATTGGGTTAAAGAAGAAAACGAACGAGTTAAAAAGGAACAAAGGAGACAATAATGTCTGAAGAAGTAATTAAGAAGTTAGATCATCCCGCTGATACCAACGGTGATGGTAAAGTATCTAACGAAGAACATGATATGTATCTTGATGCAAAGCGTAAAGAGCTTGAAGATGCAGATGCAATGCGTGACGCTCAAAGAAATATGACATGGTTTGCATTGTTTGGATTAATACTATACCCATTTGCGGTTGTTGTAGCATCGCTTGTAGGGCTTGATGAAGCGGCCAAGACTTTAGGATCCATGGCACCTACATATTTTGTTGCAGTTGCTGGTATTGTTGCAGCATTCTTTGGCACTCAGGCAATGGGTAAAAAATAAGGAATAAACTATGGACTCTTTTTCAGACATAACAAGCGGTAACGATCAGCTATCTACCGAAAAGTCGCTTACTCAAGTAGTCAAAGAGCTTAAAGCTCTGAATGAAGCTACTCAAATTGCTAAGGAAAATGCTTTTCATACGCAAGATCTTAATGACTATTTACAAAAAGAAGGTAAGAATTTAGATAAAGATCAACTATCCGCCATACAAGGTTTAATCACTGCTATTAATGATGGTAAGCTTGATGATATGGAAGCCGATAAAGAAAGAGTTAATAGAAACGAAGAGCGTAATGAATTATTAGAAAAGATCGCAAAATATACTGGACTTAATTTAGATATACTAAAAGAAGAATTCGGAGGGACTGATAAAAAGTCTTTCCTTGTTGGAATGATAATCAGTAGAGCTCTTACAGGTACTATCCTTGGTGTGCTAGATGGTATTATTGATTCATATAAGTTTTTAGGAAAAGGTTTACTAGGTCTCGGTAAAGGCTTAATGAGAATATCAGGTGCTGATAAGTTTGTTAAATTTATGTCTGATGGATTTATTAAGTATTTTAAGCAAGCTAAAGCTGGATTTTTAAATCTTACTAAAAATATATTTAAAGGTGGTGGTAAGAGCTCATTTGGTCAATTTATGACTAAAGCTAATAACTTTTTCATTCAAGCCAAAAAAGTGTTTATTGACTTAGCAAAAGTATTAAAAGCCGGATTAACACTAGGTGGAGCTATACTTACTTCTGCAATAGGTATATTTAGAGGAAGAATAGGTCTTTTGGCTAAAGCCTTTACTAATACTAAAATACCAAAAATGGCTAGCTTTGTAATGAAATCAATTGTAGGAGGACTTGCAAGATTCTTTGCTCCTCTACAAGATTTCATGAAAGTATTTAAAAATGTAGGTTCGCCGGTTATTACATCAATGAATAAAGCTTCTGGTGCTTTTAAATCTGCAGCTGGTTTAGTGGCAAAGAACGGAAAGGCGGTCAGTAGTATTGGAAATTTAGGAAGTAGCCTCGGAGCTTTCTTTAAAGGTCTAAAACCACTACAAACCGCTATGCAGACTATTGGCAAAATAGCAACAGCGTTTAGAGGTTTCGGCAGAGTATTGGGTAGATTATTTTTACCTTTAGCTGTTCTTATGTCAGTTTTTGACAGTGTAAAAGGCGCAACGAAAGCCATGGGACAGTTTAAAGATGCAGGTGCAGGAACAAAATTCTTGGCGGGTTTTATTGGTGCAGTTAGCGGATTACTTAAAGGACTAGTTGCTCTACCACTCGATTTTTTAATGATGGGTCTTACATGGCTTGCTGGATTTTTCTTACCAGAAAACGTTGTAGAAGCAATGAAAGGTTTTTCTATATCAGAAATATTTGATAACATAACTGCAAATTTACTTGACGGTCTTATGGAATTAACCAGAATGGACTTTGGAGATGCTATTAAGAATGTAGGCTTATCTATTTTAAAAATAGCTAAGAAGATATTATCATTCCCTTATGCTATTATGGCTGGCGGTGCTGCTGCACTAGGAGCTGCGCTAAATCCATTTAGTAGTAAAGGTGCTATGGAAGCGTTCCAAGATGCATATAATGGAGTAATGAATTTAGGCGATACTACACTTGATAATTTTAAAACAAAAGCTCCAGGGACAGCTACTGATCAAGGGCCATCTGACCTATTAGAAAAGTCAGGAGAAAATGCTGCTAGACAGAC